ATGAACTGGCTAGATCCCTACATGAGCGCCCGGTATCGGGACGGCGCGCGCGGCGAAGTCGTGGACGGCGTTCTGGAATACGACTGCTGGTCGCTGGCTCGCGCTGTACGGCATGAGGTCTACGGAAAGCCGCTGTTGCCATCATGGGGGCATGTCCGTAACACCATGCCGCGCGAGTTCGCCAGGGCGCATGAGGCGGTTTCGTCGGAGTGCCTGGAAGAGTGCGCGCCGGAGGTCGGCGCTGTTGCTGCCGTTTTCCGTGGCCGCCTCGTAACGCATGTCGGCGTGGTTGTGGAGGTGGATGGGCGCCTGGCCGTGCTGGACATCCGCGGCGACGGCTTGCCGGTCCGCTGGCAATGGCTCGCTGACTTCGAATCACGCTACCTGCGCGTCATCTACTACAGGGACAAGACATGATCCGGATCTACTCGAGCAAGCTGGCTGGCGAAGTCATCGAGCAGCATGACGCTTACGGCTGCACGCTTGATGCCTGGTTGTCTGCCAACGTCCGCAGCTACAAGCCGATGAAGACGCCGCCGATCAGCGCACACCTGAACGGCGATCTACTGGCGGTCGAGGATTGGGCGAGCGTTGTGATTGACAAGGGCGATACGCTCGACATCTACCCGGAGCCGAAGAACGACACCTTCAACCTATTGTTCAATCCGGCGATGCACTCGAAGATCGGCATCATGCAGTTCTTCATGCCGGAAACGCCAAAGCAGCGCGACACAAACAGGAAGGGCGCCGACCTCGAAACAGTCTCGGCGCGTGGCAACCAGGTCAAGACCAACTCCGTCATCCGCGAGATTGCGGGTCGGCATAAGGTCTACCCGGACTACCTGCTACCGCTGCGTCGGTATTTCGCGGCACCGACCGAGCAGTGGGCGGAAATGCTGCTGTGCATCGGGAAGGGCAAGTTCGATCTGCCGGCGAGCCGGATCATGGTTGGCGACACCCCGCTGATTTCGCTTGGCGCAGACGCGCAGTACGCAATCTATCAGCCGGGCGCCGATCTTTCTGCCGAAACGGCGGCTATCTGGTGGCATTCTGCGCCAGAGGTAGGGTCTAGCAGCACCGGCTCTGCAGGGCTCGAGCTTAAAGCTACGTTTGACGTCAGTCCAACGCCAACCGCTAGCACTTTGCTGTTCGACGGCTATACGGTCACGGTTCCAGCCGGTGCCGGATCATTCCCTGACGGCTGGGCCGCGGGGATGATTGTGCGCATCGTCGCGCCTCAGTCGTACACGGTCATTGACGGTGGCGCCTCTCGCGACATCCTGAGCGGAAAGCTTGCGTGGTTGGCGCCGTTCCCCGGCATGGTGCTGGAGATGGCTGGCGCCTTTGAGGGCAGCTTCGTCGTCAACAGCTACACGCCTGGCGTCGATGGCGCAGACGATCAGATGACGCTCAACTATGTGAATGGATCGCCTGCGACTGGCCTCCCGGCTGGTACGGCATCACTGAGCATTGGCTATGCCGGTTTGCGCTACCGTCTGACTGCAGCCAGCACGTCGGCAATAGCGGTAGAGCGCATCACAGATACGGGCGGCACTGACACGGTTTCGTGGCCTGGCTTCAATTCGTTCTCGTCCACAACTGCCACGATCGAGCTTGACGGCTCGACGCAAGAAGGCAATTGGTGCGGCCCGTTTTCCTGCTGCCCTAGCGGCGAGAAAGCAACGCAGATCGAATGGGATGTGATGTTTCCTAACGGCCTGATGCACATCGGCAGCAAGGGGCAGTACATCACCCGATCGGTAACCGTCGAACTCCAGTACCGAGATATCGAGACGGCCGGCGCATGGCAGTCGATCACCAAGACCTACAGCCAGAAAACGCTGGACCAGATCGGTTTTACCGAGCGCTTAACCTTTGGCACTCCAATGCGCGCCGAGGTGAGGATGCGCCGGATCGGGGCTGCGTCTACGGATACCAACATTATTGATGAGGTTCAGTGGTACGGGCTGCGCGCCAACCTGCCAGTCAAAAAGTCGTATGAGGGCGTTACTATCATTGCGCTGCGGATCCGCGGCGGTAATCGTCTGTCGTCCAAGTCGGAACAGCTGATCTCTGTAGAAGCTACTCGCGTTCTCCCGGTCAGAAGCGGGACAGGAAGCTGGGATGTCGAGACGCCGACGCGCGATATCGTCCCATGGATCGCTCACGTTGCCCGGTCGATCGGCTATAGCGATGCGGATTTGGACATGGCTGAGCTAGACCGACTTGGCGCCATATGGGCGGCCCGGGGTGACTATTTCGACTATTCGGCCGATTCATCGATGACGGTCAAACAAGTCCTTAACGACGCTATGCAGGCCGGTTTTGCGATGCTGACAATCGATCGCGGCCGCATTCGCCCTGTGCGTGATGAGCCGCGGACCACCTTCGAGCAAGGTTACTCGCCGCAGAACATGACCTCCGAGCTGACTCGGCAATTCACGGCAAGAAAGCCAGACGATTTCGACGGCGTCGACGTGGAATACACCGACGGCATCACCTGGCAGAAGGAGACGGTCAAGTGCCGCCTTCCTGGCGATATCGGTCAGCGCGTCGAGAAGATCAAGGTCGAGGGTGTGACCGATCGAACCCGAGCTTGGCGGATCGGCATGCGCCAAAGAATGATCCAGAAGTACCGCCGCTGGGGCTATCAGTTCAGTACAGAGATGGATGCACTCAACAGCCGATACCTCAGCTACGTTCCGCTTCAGGACGACGTGCCAGGCTACGGCCAGAGCGCTCTGATGCTGAGCTACGACAGCGGCATCATCGAGTCATCCGAGCCCTTCGACTGGTCGGCAGGTGGCGCGCATGTGGTCGGTATTCGTCGGCCAGATGGGACGCTATCCGGGCCTTACGCCGCAACGCGCATCGATGATTATCGGCTGTCGATCACTGGCCTGGACTTCGAGCCCGACACCTCGTGGAGCATCGAGCCGCCGCACTTGCTGTTCGGGCCGGTCAACCGCTGGAGCTATCCGGCGTTGATCACGTCAATCAGCCCGAGCGGCACTGACGGCGCATCGGTTGAGGCAGTCAACTACGCGCCAGAAGTCTACGCCTACGACGACGCAACGCCGCCAGCCTAACAACTAGCCAACACCACATACCGGACACGGCCCGCAAGGACGCCGTGCGATTCCGTTCGCCTGGAGTAAATTCAATGCCCTACAACACCGGCAATCCCGTTCCGAGTACGGACGCCCGCGACTTCATGGACAATGTCCAGAACACTGATGTCGCGGTTAATACGCAAGAGCTGACTTGGACTGATCGCCTCGGCGTTTCGCGGAAAACCTTTGCCGGAATGGAAAAGGATTTCACTGACTTTCTGGCAGCTTCCGGTTTCGAGCCCGAAGTCCTGGAATACGTCGACGGCTCGCCGCTCACTGTGCTGCGGCCGACTCAGTTGATTGAACGCGCATCGACTCCCGGAGTCCTCTACGCGATCAAGCTGCCGTCTGCGTTTCCTTCATCGTTGTCTGGCGTGTGGGCTGATGACGAGGAAAAGCTCGTTATCCGTGCTGATGATTCGCTGCGGCAGGAGCTGGCGGGCGAAAACGGCGCAGCAATGATTGGCCACGGTGTTGTGTCAGCTGACAGTATCGCCGAGCTATTGCTGTTGCCAGTTGATCATCGCCGCGAGGACTTGTCCTATCTGGTGAAGGGGTACGCCGCAAATGGAGACGGCGGTGGCGGAGCATTCTACTGGGACGCATCTCGCTCAGCAGAGAATGATGGGGAGAGCGTTTTTGATGGGTTCGTAAGGGTCTCGCGTGCCCGCACTGACGCAGAGGCTGGGGGGTCCATTCCTGCGACTGTAGTATCCGGAGATGTGGAGATATTAGAGCAGGGAACCAGGAGTCTCTCTGAGTCGGTCGTCGTTCAGGCTGGCGTAACCCTGCGTGGCGCGGGTAGTCCTGATACATTCAATGACAACACAAAGGGTGTTGTCCTGTCTGCGCCATCCACCCTTGACGTGGGAGTTATGCTCGGAAATGCACCGGCAAACACTAATGATAGGAACAGGGGAATTCGAGTCGAAGGGGTTAAGGTTGTAGGCGAGGGCGCCGAGACATCGACCATCGGCTTCTCCACATACTCAAGCACTGAAACTCAACACAGCGTGATATTCTCTTCGCTGCGTCAGTGCGTTGCGCGCTTACTTGGTGTTGGTTTCCGCTATCGCAATAACTGGAGCATGGATTTCCGCCAGAATGTCGCCACCAGTTGTGGTATCGGGCATCTAATCGACGGGACCATTGGGGGCACATCGACCGATTTCAACGGCCTGCTCGCCTACTCATGCGACGTAGGTTTTCGGGTTTCAGTCACCGGTTATAACTAATCTTCGTTTTCCAATTGCGGCGCTGATGGTGTACGCATCGGGCTAGACTGGCTCAGCCAATCTAGCCGCGGCACCACGATCAGAAATTTCGGGATAGAGCACATTACTCCCGCCACTCTTGGCGGGGAGGCTTACGGGATAAACATTGATTGCGGTGCGGGCGTCGGGTATTTGTCCGTCGACGGGCTGTCCTTCGGGGCGCACGCAGAGTCAGATATTAATACGATATTCTTCAACTATGTTTCAGGCGAGAGCGTTCATGTTAATAACATGGTGGTTACCAGCGGAATTATCGGGGGTGCGCGATTCCTGCGAATGGGCGCGTCCGCAGGCAGGCTGACCTTCTCAAACTCAATCCTGGCAGGGAGCTGGCCCCTTGCGTCAGACGATCTGTTCGACCCGCGAGTGACATTTATAAACTGCGCAGTCGGCGGTCGTACATTCGGCCACGCGACCGGGCTGTTTGATCTCGTGAAACCTCAGCCGGTAACGTACTCGGCGTCGGATGCCTCCGCACCAAATAATCGCCTTTACTCCCGCACAATGTTGATTTCACCATCTAGTGCGGGTTCGAACAGGACCATTACAGGGTCGCCGGCATTCGCCACCGGAAACGTTCCAGACTACGAGAATGTCACTCTAGTAAACGCCGGCACGGGCAACCTAGTCATTTTTTCTGAGAGTCAGGCTGCTACGGGCATAGTGCTGCTGGCTGGCGCTACCTCCTTGGCGCTGGGGCCGAATGAGTCTATTCGGCTCGTCAAGCAGCCAAATGGAAAGTTGGTCCAGGCTTAAAATCAATCGGTCTCCTCAAGCCCGGCCAAGTGCCGGGCTTTTTATTGCTTGGAGAAAATCATGACCCTCTCTGAAATCCGGGAGCGAGCTATAGCGCCCGCTCTCGCGCTTCTTCGTGCCTGGAGAAAACCATGACCCTCGGACAAAAGCAGCGCGCCTTCACTCAGATGATCGCGCGGCTGATCGACTTCGCTTATGAGAACGGCTACGAACTCACTTTCGGCGATGCATACCGCGACCCTCGCGTGCATGGCGCAGTGGGCGAGAAGAAATCCTACAGCTCGGCCGTCTCCCTACATAAAGAGCGCCTGGCTGTTGATTTCAACCTATTCAAAGGCGGCAAGTACATGACTGCCAGCGAGGACTATCGGGAGCTTGGCGAGTACTGGGAATCCATCGGCGGCAGTTGGGGTGGAAGATTCGGAGACGGAAACCACTTCAGCCTTGAGCATGGCGGCCGGAAATGATCGCCTTGCTCAAGCAGTACAAGCTGATCGCCGCAGGAGCCGCTGTGCTTGCGCTGATGGCGCTTTCTGCTGCCGGGGCGTGGCAGTGGCAGGGGAACAGCTACGGTAAGCAGCTGGCGGATCAGGCGAAGGATCACGAGACATTCCTGCGCCAGGTTGCCGAGGCCAATGCCGCTGTGATCCTCAAGCAGCAGGCCGAGCGACAGGATCTCGAAGGCCGTCTGGCCGCAAACGACCAACAACGATACGGAGAGCTGCGCCATGCACAGCAAGAAATTGAGCGGCTGTCTGCTGCTGTGGCTGATGGCTCTAAGCGGCTGTCAGTCCGCGCCAGTTGTCCAGCCGCAGCAGGTGACGTGTCCGCCGCCACCGGCACCGGCCGCGTGGATGATGGAAGCCAGCGAGCCGACATTCACGAAGAGGATGCTGGACGTATTGTCGGCATCACCGGAGACGCCGACGCCTGCGCCGTGAAACTGACTGCGCTGCAGGAGTGGGCGAGGGAAGTAACGAAGGGGAATTGAGATTGCCCGGACGTGCTGAGAATGGCATGGGGGAATTTTGGTGATCGCCTTCCCCCAAATATCGCCTAGCTACTACATGGGGTAGTGCGTGAAGGCGCTAAGAACGGGGTGTTCGGGCTTGAGTGTTTCGGCGGGGTGGGGGCGCTAAACGGATTCGAAATCCGTTGTACCTTCGCGGGTACCTAGGGTTCAAATCCCTATCTCTCCGCCATTACATATAGCCTAAGCCCCTGAAATTCCTAGAGTTTCGGGGGCTTTTGCTTTTCTAGGCTGGCCAACTGTCGAAGAACTGTCGAAAGTCGCGTACAGGCCCAAAGGCTACCGCGTCTCGCAGATGGTCTGGCGCAAGATGGGCATAGCGCATCGTCATTGCCAGCGACGCATGACCCAGGATCTTCTGCAGGGTCAGGATGTTCCCGCCGTTCATTACGAAGCGACTGGCGAAGGTGTGCCGCAGCACATGCGACGATTGCCCAGCGGGCAGGGTGATACCTGATGCCGTCAGGGTCTTGTCGAAGCTGTTCAGGCAGTTCGAGAACTGGCCGTGTCGCTTGAAGTGCTCGGAGATCCGCTGTTCCAGGATGGGATCAATCGGAATCGACCGGACCCGCTTACCCTTCGTGTTCACGAAAGTCACCAGACCCGACCGCACCCGTTCAGGCGTCAATGCTTGAGCCTCACCCCATCTCGCACCCGTCGCAAGACAGATCGCAGCCACCATCGCAACGTGAGGCGTCTTGCAGCGCGTGTGGATGGTCTGAAAGAGCAGGGCGACTTCGGCGTCCGTGAGGTAGGCCAGTTCCTTTTCCTGCAGGCGAAGTGGGCGCACCTGGGCAAGTGGGTTCGGGTAATCGATCTCGCCGAGCTGCCGCAGCACGTTGTAAACCGAGCGCAGGTAGCCAAGACGATTGTTCAGCGTCTTCGGGTTGGCCCGATTGGCGAGCAGGGTGGCGCGGTACTCTGCGTACTGGTTGCCGGTGATTCGACGCGCTACCGGGTTGCCAAGCTGTCTGGCCATTTCATCGAGCAGACGCCGGCGTGCTTCGCTGTCTGCCAGGGTGTGACCGTGCAACACGAACCAGCGATCGACGAGATCCAGCAGGCGGCGCGCATCTTTCGGCTTGGGTGACCAGTCCGGTGCGTCTATCACCTTTGCCCGGCATGTCGCCTCGAACCGCTGGGCTTCGCCCTTGGTTTTGAAGGTCTTGCGGAAGCGCTTACCCTTGATCGGCTCTACATCGACTCTCCAGCGGCCATCGTCCGTTTGCTGGATCGCCATCAGATAGCGCGCCCCCACCTCACATGGCGTTCCTGCAGCAGTTCCTTGATGTGTTTGTACAGATCCCGCTCGGTCATGTCCTTGGCGGCGTAGTGATCACGGATGACCGGCCAGCAATCCCATTGCTTTAGGGTCTCGAATGCTTTCTTAGCGCCCACTCGCTCCCTTGCCAGCAGGCTTACGAAGTTTCCCAGGAACAGCTCCACGTTCTTGCCGGAGAAGCCTCGAGAGGTCTTGTAGTACCGCTTGTACTCCGTCTCATCGACCAGGGAATCGACCGGCAGATCGACCCGTGCGTCTTCACGCAGCAGCGTCCAAATGGGTTCGAAATAGCCAGGGCGGGCGAGCAGCTTGAATTGACTCATGCCGTAGCGCCACAGGCCTTCCAGATGGGCCGAGAAGGCGGCAAAGGAGTCCGTGTCGATGGCTTGGCCGGTTTTCACGTCGGTCGAGCCGCTGGCGAACTGCTGGATGACCGAGTGGTGATAACGCAGCTCGACGCGCCACACGTCCTGGGTCGGATCATAGTTCTCCGGGTCCTTGGCATCGAACGAATCCCGGCGACGCCAGACACTTTCCCAGTAGTCCAGCTTGTCATGGGCGCGGGCTTGCAGCGTCTTGTTGTAGATCCCGAGCTGTACGCCCCCGGCCGAGCCAAACAGGAAGGATTGGCCCTTGCCGTAGGTGGCGGCTTCCATGGTCCACTGAATCTCCTTGATGCCCGAGATATCGCGGTTGGCACGTGCGCGGCAGTGCATGCGGGCCGTCAGGTCAGCCGGAGGCGTCCAGCCTTGCAGATCCAGGGCGAGGTGGACGGCACACTGGTTGCGCTCCCGGTGGGTCATCACGGCGGCAGCGTAGTAATCCATGCGTTCCTGGAGCCGTTCCGGCGACAGCGCGTCGATGGCATGCGGTGACACCTCGATTTTCAGGTGCGGGCCGATCTGCTCCAGCTTCGCGTTGAAGTTCTTGATCAGCAGCACGAAGCCCAGGTCGGCGTTCTGCAGCTTGTACTGGTAGCCCGAGTCCCGGCCCACACGCCCGGCGTGCCAGATCTCCCCGGCAAACTCGACCATCGCGCCCGGCTTCTCGAACAGCGCCATGATCTCGGGGCGGATCAATCCGCGGTACAGCTGACGGACCGTATCCACGCCGCAGCGCAGCAAACGGACCTTGGACAGATCCACGAATGCTGCCGTGCCCGGATCGACGAACAGGCTCCCGTTGCGATCTTCACGGGCAAGCATGTCCAGGCGAAGAAAATCCTTTGGTTTGCTCATTTGGTTTACTTCCTAATGCTGACTAATGCGGTAGTTAATCTGGATCTATCTGACGTGCTACAGGGACGTCAGCGCGGGGGCGCGCGCACGCCGGCACAGGCGACGCGCTCGCTACGCTCGGCGTAGAACTGTGCTGCCGTGCGCGCGCTCATTAGCTGCCATGCAGTAACGGCGTCGATGAAGAACTCGATTGGGTCATCCACACAGGGTTGTTCCAGGGTGAATGGCGGGAGGTACGGGCGGTCGGGCGGCGGCGTGCCGGCAAGGGCGATGCAGAGCACGAGGCTGGCCAGCCCGAGAAGCAGGTGCGGAAGGCAGAAATTGGCGCGGCGCGCGAGGACGAATAACACCAAGGGCGCCGCCCTTGTCATCCCGCTCTTGCCGCCGAGGGCTCGGGAGCGTGGGGTGGAAAAGCTACCCCACACTCCCCGCGATAGGCTGTTCATGGTCGTGCAGGGTCAAGGGTGCGCTGCGCCCGTGCTTCCGTTCGACGGGACGGTGAAGCTGTCCCGACGAGCCGGGAGCGCGGCCCCTGACCTTTCAGCGTTAGGGAGGGCGACGCGGCCCAGTACGTTGCCGGAACCGTGCCGGTCGCGGTACCGCATCGCCCTGATGGTAAGGATGTCCACGAAGGGGATTTCGCTCGGGGTGCGCCCGTCGTCGACGAAGCTCACCGCCATGAAGTAGGGATAATCCCAGACGCCATCCTTCGCCAGCACCACGCCGACGATGTGCACGCAGCACCAGTAAGGCGGCTCGTCTTCGTCCATATGCAGCTCTAGGAGAACGGACTGGCCGATGTAAGCCTTCGCGGTTTCGGCATCCAGGGTGACAGGCTTACGCATGGCTGTAGTCTCCTTCCTTGAACTCCTTTTTGCCTTTCTTGAGGTCGGCCCGCAGGCGCGCGAGGTTGACCATGCGGAAGTCCGCGAGGCGCATTGTCGGGATGGTGCCGGTGGCGGCCCAGTCGGCTGCCTCTTCGATGGATACCCCGCTCATTTCGGCGAAGGTCTTGAGGCTGCACAGGTCGAGGCTGTCGTCTGCCTTGCTCAT